GCGGCTGGGGTAAGTAAGCTGTTGCAGATCAGTTGTGGCGCGGCTTACACAGACGACAGAGAAGTTGTGGAGTTCGATTCTGCGCCTAGGCTTGCGGTACTGGAGGAGATACTAGAAGAGACCAACCGCAAGGTCATCGTCTTTGCACTGTTTCGCAGCATCATCGACACCATAAGCACACACCTGACCAAACGCGGTATCTCCAACGAGTGCATCCAAGGGGACGTGTCGCCTAGCAAGCGAGGCGGAATCATCAACCGCTTTCAGACCGAGGACAACCCCCGCGTACTGGTGATGCAACCTGCGGCTACTGCGCACGGCATTACGCTTACTGCCGCCGATACTGTGGTGTTCTACGGGCCGCTCATGTCTGTTGAGCAGTACATCCAGTGCTGTGCGCGTGCTGACCGCAAGGGGCAAACGTCAGACAAAGTTACGGTGATTCACATTCAAGGCAGTGCAATTGAGGAACGAATGTTTAAAGCCTTAGCAGGGAAAGTTAGTGATAACTTACTACTAACCCAGATGTTCGACACTGAAATTAAATCGTAAAAGGAGTTTACACATGCTATAAAACCCGTCTATACTGTCCAACCTTAGACAAACATTCATAAACAGGAGAAGTAATGGAAGAAGATAACGTACCGTTAGATAAGCTTGTCAAGATATACCGCAAGCTGCGCTCTCGCATGACTACATTGACCCAAGAGTACGACACCCAAGCGGAAATACTCAAGGCTCAACAAGACGAAATCAAGAACGCAATCAAGGAGCAGATGAAGGCGATGGGCGTCACATCAGTTCGCACTACCGAGGGCACGGCAGTCATGTCCGTGAAGACTCGCTACACCACGCAAGACTGGGACGAATTTAAAAAGTTCGTACTGGCGCACGAAGCTGTTGAGCTACTGGAGAAGCGCATTGCGCAGACCAACATGGCTCAGTTCTTAGAAGAAAACCCCGGGGTCGTACCGCCCGGCCTAAACTCGACATCCGAGTATGACATCTCTGTACGTAAACCAACTTAAATGGAAATCAAATGAGCAATATTGCAATGTTCAACCCCTCAAACGTCCCTGCATTTGCTAAGAATGCAGTCCTGTCAGCAACCACGCTAGCCTTGGCTGGTGGTGCAGGTTCTGGCGGTGGCATGAAACGCGTCTCTATCAAGGGCGGTGTGTTCAGACTGTTGTCTAACGGCAAAGAGATCGCATCGATTGATGAGCGTCACTTGGATGTGATCGTGGTCAAAGCTGCCCCAAAGGTCAGCCGTATTTTCTACGCTGGTGGCTACGATAAAGATGCTGCAGCCGCACCCCCTGACTGCACGTCTGCTGATGGTGAGAAGCCTGACTCCAACGTGAAGAACAAGCAGTCATCAAGCTGTGCTACATGCCCACAGAACATCGCTGGGTCTGGTAATGGTCAAAGCCGTGCATGCCGCTACCAACAGCGCTTGGCTGTCGTGTTGGCTAACAATCCGGATGGTGACGTGTTACAAGTTACTTTGCCTGCTACATCTATTTTCGGCAAGGAAGACGGCGAGAAGCGCCCACTGCAAGCATACGCTCGCTACATGGCCGCGCAGACACCGCCTGTTAACTTGGACGCCATCGTCACACGCATGAAGTTTGATACACAAGCTGAGTCTCCAAAGATTGTCTTTGCCCCTGTGCGTTGGTTGACTGATGCTGAGTATGAGTCTGCGCAGAACCAAGCCAACTCTAAGGATGCAGAGAAGGCCGTAGCTGTTACCCCTGCCTTTGCTGATGGCGTTGCCTCACCCGCACCGCTTGCCCTGTCTGGCAAAGCGCCTAGCACCAAGACCCTTGGTGATCTGCTGGATGAGGACGATGCTCAAGCCATTGCTGAAGTCAAAGCAACCAAGGCCAAGAAAGCCAAAGCCGCTGAAGTGGAGGCTGAAGAAGAACCCGAAGTGCGCAAAGCCGCGGCCAAGGTTGAGTCCGTTCCAGCTAAGAAGAACAAGCTGGCCGACATCGTTGCTGATTGGGACGATGAGTAAGTACACAGGGGGCTTCGGCCCCCTTTAAAAACATGGCCTATTCTCAAAAAATTATTGACGAAGTAGCTAAGACACCCAAGTCTCTGGGCAACCAGCTTGGGCGTTGGGCGATCCATCTTGACTTCCCCGTCACGAAGATTGCCTATGCGCTTGGCGTCTCTCGGCAGACTGTCTACAACTGGTTTACAGGCACGGAAGTGTTTGTAGCCTATCGTGACCGCGTCGATTTCTTAACTCACATAATGAAGACCTCGCATTCAGCAGACGAGGCATGGAGAAAAATATGCAAAGAATACAACCTCGATCCCTCACCACGAAAGAGCTGATTTACTTCAGCGCAGAGATGATTGAATTTCCCAACGGGTTACCCAAGGACTTTCAGCTTGAACTCATCAGACGCTTGGAAGCTTTGACTCCGGGCGATGAGCGCTTGCCAATAGATCCCAAGCAATTAGATCTGTTCCAGTAACCCCACCAAGGAATTTAATGACTCCGCTTGAGTTTTTAGCGGTTGTTCTGCCGCCGCCAGAATTTGGCCGGTATTGTGTGGCGGAACTTACTAGAGCGAAAGAGCACGTCTTTGTTGACGCACTCGACGAAACAACAGCGCCTATCAAGCGCTGGCACAGCAGTAAGTTGGATGTTTACTTTGCCTTGGCTACCTTTGGCATTGAAGACAATCGACAGGCTGCAAATGCGCAGTATGTGAAATCACTGTTCATTGACATGGATGGGTACGCATCGAAGAAAGATGCCGCCTTTGCACTCAATGCGTTTTTGGAGAAGACGGGCTTAGGAGCCTTGGGTACGCCCTATGTTGTTGGTTCTGGTGGCGGTCTGCACTGCTACTGGCCATTGCATGCGGCTGTGCCGGTGGACTCTTGGAAACCTGTGGCCGAGAACTTCAAGCGCCTATGCAAACAGGAGAGCTTGGCGATTGATATGACTGTGACGGCTGATGCCGCCCGTGTATTGCGTGTACCCGAGACAACCAACTTCAAGAAGAAGTACGCAACACCGCGCCCCGTGCGCATACTGACTGAAGGCGATAACTTTGATTTTGATGCCGTGGCTACCCTCATCAGGGAGAAGCTGTCTGGGTCAATCTACGAGCCGCAGGCCGTGCCGAAACTAGATTTGCCGGGGGCTCGCCCGTCTGCCGCGCCTTCAGCGACTAGCGTCAAACTGTTTGAGAACAGCATAACCAAGTTCAAACCAATTTGGTTGGCGACTCAGCAAGGGCGTGGCTGTGGTCAGTTGGGGCACTACGTAGAACATGCGACAGAAGAGGGCATGGAGCCGATCTGGAGGGGCTTGCTTTCATGGACTAAGGTCTGTGAAGACGGCAACAAGGCGGCTGTCTGGCTTAGCCAGATGCACCCCTATGAGCCTGAGCGCATGAATCAAAAGCTGCAAAGCATCAAGGGCCCATATCCCTGTATCAAGATGGACTCAGAGAACCCCGGCGTGTGCCCAACATGCCCGCACTGGGGAAAAATAACTAACCCCCTGATCCTTGGACGTGAGTTGTCTGTGGAAGTAGAGGAGAAAGAAATTGAGGTCAAGCTAACGAGTGACAGCACAGTCACGGAGAAAGAAGTCGTCAAGGTCACACGCCCAACACCGCCTCGTGGTTATGCCTATGGCACCAATGGTGGCATCTTTATGGAGCGTATGGTCGAGGATGACGAAGGCGTTAAGACAAAGAAGCAAGTGATGCTGCTGCCCTACGAATTGTTTGTAGTGGACATACTCAACAGCAACAACGACCACACTGTGCACATGATTGCGCTCAGACCCGAAGGGGCGATCAACGTAGTCATGCCGCAAAGAGCCGTGGTCAGCAAGGACGAGACAGTCAAAGCACTGGCGAGTCAAAACATCGTGGCCTCTTTTGGCCACAACAACGACAAAAACCTTTTTGAATATGTGAGGGCATGCGTGGAAGAATCTAGCACTAACAAAACACCAATCAAAGTTCCAGACAGCTATGGTTGGCAACCTGACAACTCGTATGTATTTGCGGGTCGTATCTTTACTAAGGGTAAACCCCCTGTCAAAGTCCCAATGCCGGGCTTGGAGAACATCACCAAGAACACCGAGCCTCGCGGCACTATGGAAGCATGGCGTGCGTTCATCGACATGCTGATCGCCAAGAAGATGTGGGATCACCTAGCCGTTTTGCTTGCCGGTGCTGGCGCACCTTTCATGCGCTTTACAGGCATCTACGGCATGACGTACCACTGTGCCAGTACCGAATCTGGTACAGGTAAGACGCTGGCGCTGGAGGCTGCAGCATCGGTCTGGGGACACCCCACCCACTACCGCACAGGCAAGAGCACATCGCCTGTTGCTATGCAACAACGCTTGGGCCTGCTTAACAGCCACCCGCTTATCACTGACGAGATCACATCCAAGAACCGAGACGACTTCGAGTGGTTGCCTGAGTTCCTACTGGACATGACCGAAGGCCGTGGCAAAGAGCGTATGGAGTCTGGCTCCAACAAAGAGCGCCTGAACTTGTCGACATGGATGACCAATGCGTTGATGTCTTCCAATACCCACATCGTGGACTACTTGACTGGTGGGCGTACTCATTCATCGGAAGGTGAACTACGCCGCTTGCTAGAGTTTGTGCTTGAAGACGAGTTGAAGTGGGAACCCCATGAGATTGAGATCATCAAGTCTTTACAGCACAACTACGGCGTGGCGGGTTACGCCTTGGCTCAGTACCTTGCTGACAACGTTGACCAGTTCCCTAAGATAGTTGGCGAAGCCGTTGCCGGTATGTATACCGAGTTCAAGGCAACCAACGATGAGCGCTTCTGGATGGCTGGCGTGGGGGCTTCTATATGCGCCCTTAAAGCGTTTAAAGAGCTAGGTGTGGCCGAGATACCCTACCGCCACATTCTGAACTCCTACAAAAAGGCTGTGGACTATATGCGAGCCAGTATGAAGAGCAGTGTGCGCACCGCTGTAGATGTACTGAACGCCTATACCCGTGACAACTACGGCAGTTTTGTGGTGATTAAGCCTAGCAAGGGCGGCCTCATGGCTGAACTGGGTAGTGGCAAGGACATCGATCTGTCGATTACACGCAACAAGGTGTTCGGGCGGGTGGAGCATGAGCCGATCCCCAACCACATCGACTACTTCATCGAGGAGCAACTGCTCAAGGCGTACTGCGCCACCATGAGCTTCGGGTATTCATCATTTAAGCGCCAGCTTGAACAACTGTACAACGTAGAGTATCTTAAGAAAGATATGATGGCCAAGACCAAAGGGCCGCAGATGCGGGTAACAGTTATGAAAATCAGACGCGAGATTATCGAAGCCGATGAAGTACTCCTTACTGCGCCTTCCGTGGGAGAAAGTTGAAAAGGGGCAGGGGTTCTTTATCCCCTGCCTCGACACTGAAGCCATGAAAGAGTGGGGCTTAAAGAAAGCCTTCTCCTTGCGGATACTAGATGCCCACGCTAGCGTGGGCATCCTTGACGGCAAGCTAGGCGTTATGTTTAACCGCCGCCAAGCCGCTCCTCCACAGCACGCGACTGCCGAATAAAAGCATCTGCTCGGTCTTGCTTGGCTTTTTCTAGCGCATCAAGGCGCAACCGCTTCTCTTCTGCCGTCAAGTCGCCACGCTCCTGCACGCGGCGGATGTCGGTGTTGATACGCCCAATGATTTGGCGATACTGCCCTGCGGCAGGAGCCATGGCCAGCTCCACTTTGTTTTTCTCGCGGTAGGCCACAGCCTCCTCACGACGACCTTCGCTAAGTATTTTCTTAAATGTAGCATTGGCTTCAACCGCCTCTTGTGCTTCGCGGTACACCACATCGGCATCGCCACCACCGTACTTCTTTTGGAACGCTGTACCAATTAAAGGCAAGTCAGATGCGCGGCCTTCAGGCTTTTCTCCCTTGCCTTCGCGTTCAAACAAACCGTTGGCCGCTGCCGCTGCCGCCAAAGGCAACACGCCCAGATAACCGCGAACGATGTGTTCTATTTGGATCGGAGACAGGACTGGTAACAGGCTACTCATCTGCTTGGCCAACTCTGTAGTGGTCGCAAGGTAGCGCTCTTCAGTGTTGTATCCTTGCATGCGGCGAGGCTCGACAGGGCCTCCAGTTAAGAAGTTCTTATCAGTCCACACTTCAAACACAGGCTTAACAAGTGCCGGCACTCCCATAGACGAGTAGCCGGGGATAGATCCCAAGAACAAATCTCGCAGAGCTTGGAACTGCGCCTTGCCATCAGTTTCAGCACGCATGCCGTCTACTGCGGCCACAGCCAGCGAGAAGAAGTAACCGGCTTCAAACGGGATGGGCAGTTTGAGCGGCTCATCCACGCCCGGAATAGGCAAGAAGAAGTTGGCGTACTTGTCCCGTGGGCGAGCGTTACGGAAGGTTTCGTCGTCTTCCATGGCCATGGCGTACACAATACCAGTGCCCATCAGCAACACAGCGTTGTTAAAGAACTTGCGTTTAATTTGCTGTTGTTCCTCAAAAGGCATCTTGCCACGGGCTGCTTTGTACAACACGTTCAAGCCTTGGATCTGCGCGTTAAAGAACGGTATTAAACGACTGGCGTATTGCAGCGTGGGGGACAACCCGCGCTTATAGAAGTTCATTGACTCCATCGTGGCCATGTCAGCCTCGACTTCGGACAAGCCGTTAGCTTCAGCGTTTTTAAGCACCAGCGCTAGTGTGGCAGCATCAGCACGCATCGCGTACCGGTCGGCTGCGGCTATCACCTTGTCTAAAGCACTTTGGTCTTTACCGCTGGCAAGCTGAAGCGCCATCTTCTTCATGTCAGACATATCGCCTGCAAAGATGTTGGACTGGATCAATCCTTTTTCAATCAACTTGGCTTGCATAGCACTATTGCCCGCGCTCATGCGTACAAACTCAGAGCCTGCTTTGAACACTGCTGAAAATACGTTTTCGTCTAGGCCGCCAGTAAAAGATGCGGCCATCGGTTCGCGCAATAGTTTGCGAGCAATATACAAAGGTGTGCGGGTCACACCAGCGCGTAGCAGATCAGCAGCCGCCCCAGCTAATTTAAAGAACCCGGGGAGCGCAAGGCTTGCGCCTTCCAAACTCTGCACCACTAGCTCGGCAGGAATGCCTTCGGCGGCAGTGCCTTTGGTATCCACCACAATGTGGCGCTCACCTTTATCGTCGGGTTTGTTTGGGTCAGGCTCTTGGTAGAACCGAATCACTTTAGCATCGGCAGGGCCTAGACCCTTTTTAATGGCCATCAAGTCCGTGGGTTTGCCTGTCTTGGGATCGATAGGGCCCTTGCCTTTGCCCAGTGCTTGCAGGCCATAGGCCACACTCTTAGCAGCATTGTTGGTCAGCGCCATGTCTGTCAGCAGCAACGTGTTGCGCTGAATAGCTTCGTTCAGTGGTAGCAACTTTGTGTCGCCGCCTTTGAGTTCTGCAAGGTATGGCTGACGGCGGATGTCTCCGACGTTAAACGTGATGTTGTTGTTAAAAACCAAATTTGCGTTGCCGTTTTTGTCAACGCGATAGAAAGGCACGTAGTCGCCTTCCTTAAGCAAATCCGCCGCCACCTTCTTGGTGATGCGTCCAGTGCTAGCAAGAAACTCAATCATGCCTCTGTTGTATGCGTTGTACTTACTACGCACATTCTCTAGCGCTTTCTTTAAAGCAGGGTCGGCATCAGCCGCAGCCAAAGCCGCAGTCAGTTGTTCTTGCGTAATACCTAACTCGCCAAGGTCTAGCTTTGGTAACCCTTTGTTGGCGGTACGCTGAGCAACCATGTAAGCCTGCGCAATGTTAGTCTTTAACTGTGGATCGTCTACGGGGATGTCGGCGATTGCATCAAACACTTCACGAGCGCTGTTCTCGTTGGAACTGCGGTAGCCTACAAAACCTTTAGAGTCTCTGTACGCAACTAACGGGCCGCTATTCATGACGGTAAACATCTGCGCCATCTTCTGTTCAGCCTTGCGTACGTGATACATGGCTTGGGTAAACAAATTATCGTCACCAAACTTAAGGGTGTCGCGCAGTCCAGCACGCATGTCCACCGCTTGCATCTCGGCTTGCAAAGCAAGGTTGTTGCTTAGCTTTTCTTTGAGCGTCTTAGGCTGCGTGGTAATCTGTTTTGACAACGCAATCAACGCGTTGTCTGGTTCAGCAGCGACTTTGCGGGAAAATAATAAGTCCCCAACTGCGGGCAATTTATCTTCTGCAATTTCTCCATTTGCTTTTTTAGGTAGTTTTTCTACTGCGGCAATAAGCTGTGAACGCATATCTAAAACAGCCGCTTGTAGTCTTTCAACCGAGTCAGGTTTGCTTTCTAACAAATCTATTAAAGATTCAGTTGAATCGCCGTTACCATAGCTCCTCATGAACATGTGAGAATACAGGCTGTCTGTACCTTCTACATCAGAATCCACGTTGTACAGCGCTTCAGAAAATAGTTCGTTATCTATGTCAAAAGAATAATTTTTTAACATGTTTCGTAAAGCTGGGGTTTTAGCCATGCCAACTACGGTGCTAAACCATGCGTCGGCGGCATCCAGTGTTGCATCAAACAATTTTGCTTTAGCGTTAATGGACAAACCCTTGTTAACTGCCGGCAGATACATTTGCCCAACAGCAGAAACCGCGCCGCGTAAAAAAGTACGGCGACTCATACCTTCAGGCATTGCACGCATTTCCATTTGCGCTGCCCCATACGCAATATCAACTAACCCCTGCGCGTCAAAGGATTTCAAATCCATGCCAAATTTTGTTAACAGTTTACGGAACCCGTCTGCAATCCTGCTTAACCACGTACCTAAAACCCCCTTAGTTTGATTTGGGATAACGCCAGCTTTAACCGCTTCTTCAATGGCGTACGCAAGAGTTTCATCGTCTCTGTATTTGGCGTCTGTTTTTGCTGCCTCTACTCGCTCTAATGCTGCTTTGGCAACAACAGACTCTAAAGAGCCGTCGTTCTTTTTAGCCCAGCCTTTAATCGCATTGACCATTCCGGTGTACTGACTCTCACCCAAAATATTTTTAAGCCCTACGTGTGCCCCTACTTCGTGAAGCAAAACGCCCAGCGCTTGTCCTCGGTCAATGTTCTCAGCAATTAAAAACGCTTTGTTACCTGCGGTGTCTACAAAACCTCTAGCGTCTGCTGGAATAAGTTTTTTGTACTGAGGGTTGGCCTTTATTAATTCGTCAACAGAACTGTAAATTTTTATACGCGATAAATTCTTAAAATATTTTTTCAGTTCTGTGCTGACTGTGTTAACCGTACTAGGATCAGTCGTAGGCCCGCGAGAAAAATCCAGCCCACCTTGCTCATCAAAGTAAACGTCTTCCACCGCGCCTTCTGTACGGGTAGCCTCGCCATACACATCTTCTTCCGTAGCCTTACGTCGACGGCCACGAGGCTTGGCTTCTTTCTCAACGGGTTCAGAAGCGGCTTCTTCTGCGGCTCTGATGTCAGCTTCGTTGGCTGACTGATACAGCGCTTTCTTAACGGCTTCAAGTTCTTGACGAACCGCACGGCGTTCCCAATCGTAGTCTGCAACATCAAGTTCAGCATTTTTAATGTCTTCAAGAGAAGGCATATTGCTTCTACCAGTGGGGGGACGAGCGGCTCTTGCTTGCATTACGGTCAAACGATCCTTGGCGTCGTTCAACTTATTGGTCAACTCTTCATCACGACGCTCCAAGATAACTTGGAACTCAGCTTGACGTTCAGCTTCAATGGCCGCTAACTGAGCCTTGGTTAGATCTTTTTCACCGGCCGCACGTTGCTCGGCAAACGCATTAGCTTCGGCTACCGCTTGCGCCACGGATGGCGCTTTGATGTTGCGTTGCTCAACCAACGGCTGTTTGACAGAACCAACGTTACGCTTAGATTCGGCTGTCCCTGTACGGAATTTAGCGGGGGCACTGGTAGTTTGACGAGCGCCAGCCGACACACGACCTTGTAGAGCAATAGCAAGCCTAGCTTTATCTTCTGTGCCAACAGAAATTTCAGTATTAAGTTGGTCAATTTGGTCGTTGAGTTGCGCAACAGTTTTGGTCTTTCCTTCTTTAATAGCTATATCGCGTTTAGTATTTAGGTCAGCAAGGCGGTCTGTTGCTTTGCCCAGCTCTTGCACTTGATCTATGTACTGATCGATAGCGTCTTGTTCTTCGATGCTGGCCGAACGGACTTCTGGTTCTGCGCCAAGGGTTTTTTTGAGCGGCACATTACGTGCACGCATAAAGTTAATTGCGTCTTCTAGTAAACCCTTACGAACAGACAAACGGCTTTGCAGACGAATGGCAGACATCATGCCTTTAAACGCCATAGCGTAGCCTGAACCCCTAAGCTCTGGTGTAAGTGGTAATACCGTTTCTACACCTCCGGCATACTCACTAGACTTTCTTTTAGCCGCCAGTACAGTGGCTTCAGTTTCTCTTAACTGTTCATCAATACGGCCAAGTTCCAGAATCAAAGATAGCAGTGGCTTGTTATACAGATCGTTGTTGTACTTAACTTCACCAGCAGCATCTGCTGTCAACCCACGATCACGGGCATCTCTTTCTGCGGCAGACAAAGCGCGTACTTGTACGCCTTGCGAGAAACCAGATAGCGCCACATTCAAACGGCGGGCACGTTCGTCAGAGATTTTTTTCTCCAACGCTTGTATAGAGCCAGCTTTAGCGCCCTGCACGGCCTGTGCTTTGTCTGCGGCGGCTTGACGTTCTTTGGTTTCAGCTTCGCCAACTTCAGCCTGTGCTGTGCGTACGGCTTCTTGCAAACGTTTTATCTCGTCTTGAGCGGCGGCATTAGATTTAGCCAGCGGGTCTGTTGTTGCTTTAAGTTCAGCCAAACGCTGCTCACCCACCAGCACTTTAATTTGCGTACGCACTAAGTCTAGTGCGCTTTTGGTCTGAGTATATTCAGCCTTAGCTTCTTGATGCAACGAAATTAAGTCGTCTAGTTCTTTGAAAAACTTTATTTCTGGAGCGCCGCCTCTGGCGCGTACGCCGGCGCGATTGGCTTCTTTGATTAGATCTTCTTTAGCCTGTTCGTACGATTTAATACGGGCGTTCAGGTCACTGACGCTGAGCTTCAGATTGTTCATCTTCAGCACCATGTTCTCAGTGTTAGTCTGGAACGCAGTCAACTCTTGGTTTTCTTTTAAGAACTTAGTCCAGTTCTTGATCTTGCTCATACGGGCAGTGGTCGCTTTGCTGTCTTTCAGCATCTGTTTCAGACGCGGCAAAGCCCTGCTCAGGAACGCACGGACAGGAGCTAAGTCTTTCTCAGACTGCTTCATGTCTTGCTTGAGCTTACGAACGTAGGGGCTGTTCATGAATCGTTGGAACGACTCAACGTCTGGACGGGCGCCTATGTCTAGGCTAGGGCCAGCTTCAATGCCGCGGCGTTCGGCTTTCTGTACACGGCTACGTTCATCGGCTGCACCAAACAAAGGCAACTGACCTGCTTGCTCGTCACGAACAGTCTCGGACAAACGCACTAGCGGCTCTAACTCAGCCTGTAAAGACAGCGGTAAGGCTTCAGCACTCTTACCACGTATGGTTCCAGACACAAGTTCCTGTTTGCCTGTTACAGGGTTGATGCGATACACCGGCTTGTTAATCTCTTGCCCACGTTTCTCAACGGTGGGCTGGGCTGCTTCGCCAGTTGTGCGTTCTGCTTCTTTAGGCTGGGTTACAAAACCGGGTAGCTTGCCGGGCTTGCCTGTACGCTCAAGACGCTCACGCTGGGCATACATCTCAGTCTGAGATACCGATGCGGCTTGGCCGGGGGCAGCCCCAGTAATACTATCAACATCTTTCTTAAACGGCTCAGTTGGCGTGGTTGTGCTGGCTTTGGCGGCTGTAGCGCCCGTCATGTCCAACGGGAAGGTCTTGAGAGTTACTGGACGGCCAGCACCTTTACGCGGCACACCCTCTGCGCCGCTCTCAATCTTTGTCAACTGTCGGTCAAGTAGTGTAAGGAAGCCCTGCGACTCCGATACATTTTTTACCAACCCTTTGCTTGCAACAATATCACCAGCTATGTTTTCTTGATTTGCTAAAACTTGTGTGGCTTGTTTAATTTTTGCGTCTGCTTCCGGTACTACTTGTTCAGCACGGCGCAAAAAAGCGGCTGCTTCAGGGGACAGCTGGTATGTAGACAGTACGCGGTTAATACGATCAAGGATTGCATTTTTTGTTGATGTAGGAGCATTAAATGCCGTACGCAAAACGTCTATTTGTTCAGGCGTTAAATCTTGTGTTTCCTGAATTGATTTAATACGCGCTTCTGTTTCTTTTTTTCTATTGGCTGGGACAGAAGTAGTGCCGGGGCGCAGTTTAAACTCGGCATCTGACACGCGTTTAATTACGCGCTGCTGTTCACCTTCGGGGCCAACGTCCTCGGCTGTAGGCAGTGTGCCTTCCTCTAAGGGTATACCCTGCAAGCGTTGTTGCAACTGACCAAACGCAGCAGATGTCGATGGTGTAGCTTCTTCGTTTCCAAATAGCCCCAAGTTCTCGGTCATTGGAGACGGGGCGCGTTTCATTCGCTGTAGTGCCTGCATCTCAGGCGTCATACGCTCAAGTAAGGCGGCTTTCTCTGCGGCTTGAGCATCGGCTGCACGGCTAGCTTCAAGTGCGGCTTGCTCTTCGTCTTCAACTGTTTCTAAACGAGCCTGATTAGGCCGCGCGGCTTTTACTGCGTTCTCTGCACGAAGTGCTTCTAACTGCTGTTCAAGACTAGCAAAGACCAAATTTCTCTGTTGTTTTGTCAGTCCGGGTAGTGTTGTGCGGGATTGCAAAACCTGTGCGGCCATTGAAGGATTAACCATCAAGTATGCAACGTAGTCTTTAGCGGCTAACGTCGGTTCTTTTTCGTTAGCTAGTTGTTGTGTATTGGCTAGCTGTAGTTGTTTTGCAGCGTAGTCCATAACTTCTTGTTGTGGATTGGCTATCTGCTGTTCATAGTAGCCTGCAAGATCAGCCGTACCTTTTGGTGTGGGGGCTGAAGAAACTTCGCCAGTCTGCTCCAACATGTAGTCGTAAGGCGACATACCGGCAATACGCGCTTTCTCTGCTTCTTGCGCACGTATGGGTTTGGTTCGTCGGTACTCAGGAGTTAACTCGGCTAGTTGGTCGTACAGGGCGCTGACTTCGGCTTTAGCTTCTTTGTACACGGCCTTTTCTTCAGGCGTAGCGTTTTTGCCGGGGTCTTTAAGAACTGAGCGTTTGGCTTGATAGTCTTTCAGCAGTGCTTCGTAATCTGTGCCGAGTTTTGTTGCGTACGCAGGCGATTGTCTTTCTGCTTCTAGTGCCTGCGCAGCCGCTTCTTCTTGGGTTCTTTGTTGCTGTAGCTTTTCGGAACTTAGTTGCAAAGCTTCGGCTCGGTCAGCCGCCGCTGCTTGCCGCTTGGCTCCCCCACGCTCAAAAGCACGGCCAGCAGGTGCAAGCACACCGCCTAATACAGCGCCGCCAATAAAGCTGTCAATATACTCTTTACGGGCTTCAGGATCGGTAATCTCCAAGCCTGCCTGTAGGCGCTCAAGCAGTTGTTGCGTGGCTTCTGTTACACCCTCTCGGCCCATCACTACGCCCGTCTTGGCGGTGTAGTCTGCAATTGTTCGAGTGAGTGTTTGGGAAGCAATAGCCTTGGCTTGTTCAGTCGTAAGCTTAGAGCCCACAGAGCCGAACAGCTTGCCCACACCGGGCAACAACGCCATGGCAGCGGTGTCAATTAACGCTTGTGGCACAGCGGCTGCTGCAGCTTTTCCTAGACTTGTTTCTTCCAAAGACTTGCCGGTGTCCATTTGACGTGCAAGGTTGGAACCTGTGAACTGGCCAGTAGACACAGCGCCAGCACCCAACAAACCTAAGCCGGCCGCAACTGGTGCTGATACTGGGGCGGCTAAAGCCGCAAGACCTGCGGCGGCAGGAGCCAACATGTACGGAACAGACCCGCCCAGTAATTCTTTAACGTTTTGAAATGGGGACTCTATGAAGCTGTCTTCAGTGGGCGTGAAGCGTCTGGCCGCCGACGCCTGTTTTTCTTTTCGATACGCTTCTGCTTCGTCTATATCCTTTAGCCCGAGCTTAGCCGCAGTCAGTGCGGTCTCACCTTTTAAACGCTCAAAGCCTGCGGCCGCGGCAGCTTTAAAACCTTTGGTGTCTTCTTTGGGTTTGTCTTCACTTTTAAACAACTCGGGGAACAACTGGCGAGCGGCCATCATTCCTTCTACGGGCGACTGCCCCTTCTTTAATTCAAGGGCGCTGCCGTCAGGTAGTTCTATGTATCGTGCCATGTTGTTCTCGCAAATTGTGTCTGAGCGGCGCGGGCTCAGATGTTTAAGCGCCTTTACGTATTATCAACCACCCGGCTGAGTTCGTATAGTAGTATTTTTATTCGGGTTAACTTCAGGAATAAACTGCTTTGCGTACTGGTCAAACGGTAATGGCGGTGACACGCCTTCTTTGTTTGCAAAAGCTGTCAAGTACTTGCTGTACGAATCGTATAAGTTAAACTTCTCGGCTTTCATCTTCTGAAGCGCTTCCGCTGCTGCTACAGGGTCGTTTTTATTGTCTTTAACAAGTTGATTAAACACCAGTCTATCCGGCGTGTTTAGTTGTGCTTCAATAGTTGCTTTGGTGCGTAAATTTTGTGCGGCCTCACCCATTGCTGCGACATTCTCACGCGACCTGTTAGTTGTTATTGTGTTGTATATGTCTGTAGAAGCTTTGGCTCCCGCGTTTGTAATGTCGTTAATAGCTGCAATACCAAAACGAGCGGATGCTTGTCTAGACGTTTCAGCTTTTTCCTCAAACGATTGCGCTTTATCAAAGTTACCGCGCTCTTCTGCACGACGGGCTTGCTCAATATACTGCATCTCTTTGTTGCGTTCTTTGGCAGATTTCTTAAGTTCTTTCATAGCGCCAGAGTAATCTTCCAGACCCGACATAGCGCCTTTGGCAATGTTTGTCGCCGCATTTGGAGATTCGCCAGCAGCCATAGCCAAGAAGCCTTTAAACAACGCCTGCAAACCGGCTTTTTCTTTGTCGGTGGCGTCTTGCAGTTCTTCTTTCTTCAACGTTGCCTCGTACCCTGCAAAAGCGGGGCCTTGCTTTTTGTTGAAAGCTTCCAGAGCAGCAATACTGTTTTCTTTGGCAGTGTTTGCGTCCATCTGCTCTTGCGTGACTTGACGGTTAATTTCGTTTACACGTTTATCTGTATTAAAAAACTTGTCTGACAAAGTTTTGGCGTCGTCAATAGTCGGTGCTTTTGATGGTTTAAAACTCGTATTAAGTCCTGCAATACTTGGAATAAGGTCTGTAACGCCACCAGCAGCAGGCGGGGTAGCAGTTGGGGGTGCGGCAACATCAGGTGCGGCAGCAACGGCAGGCACAGGAGCATCGCTTACACCGGGCTGAAAACGAGGAACTATTGGGTAATCTGGCCCTTGGAAAGTTGCTGTTTGTTCTGTTTTTCCAAACAGTTCTCGTGACTGACCTATTTTTTCTATTGGGTCATTTGCACGACGTATTCTTGTGGTGCCGTCTGTAGCATCGTACGTATTAGATACAGTCGGGAGTGCGGCTCCTAAAGCCGCCGAATAAGGTTCTGCGCCGCGGGCGCTTGAGAATTTTGTACTAGCAGTAGTAGCAGCTTCCAAAGCCGCCGCTCTTGACGGGAACTTCATGTCACCTAATTTGGCTGCTGGGTTTGGAATCTCGCGGTAGTAAGGAACGCTAGGATCACGGATTGTTTTTGGGATGTCCAAGAACCAAGACTTACCGCCGTCGGTTGTACGAACAAGTGACTCGCCTTTACCAGCAAACTTCTGAACTGCGCCGCCACCAGCCATACGAACTACAGGCTCGCTTTGCTGGGCAAAGTTAAACATGCCGCCCATACCGCCAGTAGCCATGCCTTCTTCGTCGTCTTCGTAGCCTGCAATACCGCCGTCAGCCATGCGCTGAATGTTAGGGGTGGGAATCTGCGCTATGCCTTGGTTCTCGGGAAGTTGTTGCTGAGCCATGCCTGCAATTGCAGAGTCGGCTACTTTGGGCATTTGTTGCCCGCCGCCTTGACCTTGAGCGGCTGTGCGCAGTTGTTTGCGTTGGTTGCTTTCTGAAACGGCAAGAGAAAGAATATAAGGGTCGCCCTTGTGCATCATGGCATACTGCTGCAACTGCTGGTCAGGCATCCCGCGCAGGGTAGAGGTGATTTGGTTTACATCAATCATGTTCTTCAACCCATGTTATAGATAGCTAACTCAGCCAAACCCGCAGGGCGGCGTTCCAAATCGCTGGTAGCTCCACCAGCCGCACCAAACAACTTAGCGCCAGTCAGTGCCGCGCCACCAAGACCTGCTACTTGAGACGCCATAGAAGGTGCTTGCCCATATATTGATGTTGATTGCTGAGTCAGTGGCAAACCACGGAGCATGTCAGACATGAAACCCAACTGTTTGTATGGGTAGTTCTGGTAGTTTAAAAAATCACCGTATTGGTTGTTCAGCACATTTTGTATTTGCTGTTGCTGCTGGCCACCGTACTGATTCTGCATCTGATTGATGCCCATGTTCTGGTTGTACTGTGTGTTGCCAATGTTGGCCAAGTTGCCTGCGGCAGTATTGGCTGTTTGCAGACCTTGAAGTCCCAACCCTGCGCCATACTGTTGCTGCTGTGCATTTTGTTGATACTGCGTGTTGAACTGTTGCATTGCTTGGTTGTAAGCATTTTGCAAACCTTGTGCTTGGATGTCGCCCTTTTGACGAGCCAAGTTACCTGCGGCTTGACCGCGCATGAGGTAGTCACCACTGCCGCCAAAAGCACCTGAACGAGCCGCTTGAGCTTGTTGTGCTTGACCTGCAATAGCCGCTTGGCGTTGTGCATCTGCTTGCTGACGCTCCACTACATTCTGCATGTAGGGGTTCATCATGGTGTTGCCCGTTACATTGCCTTGCGCGTCTCTAGTAGTGGCGGCACCAAATGCTGTGTTGAAATCTGAAGGTCTAAATGTGTACTGAGTATTGAGAGCGCCCAAACCAGCCATACCCGCCATAGCCGTAGCATCGCCCAACTGCGGGGCAGTCTGCATCAAGCCTGCATTTTCGTACGCTTGCTGTTGCAAAGGCGTGAACTGCGCTACGCGATCCCCCATGTATTGCATGTAGGGGTTGGCATTGATGTCCGTGACCGCTTGGGCTTGGCCTAACAAATCCTCAACATACGGCTTGGCGTAGTCAGGGATTGTGGTTTGCGACTGGTTTATTGTTTGTAGGGATACTTGTGGATCAGCCATGATCTATTCCTTAAGCGGGAAGATATTTGTCAGCGCGGCTGTTAGCCGCTACTTTGTTTTTGCCTGTGGTCTTACCCCGTGCGCGTTGCACACGATCCATCATGGCGTAAAGCTTTTTAGCACCCGCTTCTGTTGAGCCGTTACCCAACTCAGACACGATACGGGCAGGCACTACAAACTCACCATCGGCAAGACGGGCAGGTTGTTGCTTTTGACCAATGGTTGCAGGGATGCTGTCAGACACGCCGTCACCGGGGCCTTTAAGCAGTCGACCGCCATCTGAGTAAGAACCCAGAGAGCCAAGACCGCCGCCTACGGCGTAGCCGCCCATAGCATAGCTTTGTTGTAAACCACCAGCGGCTTCTCCGCCCCCACCGCCACCATCATTGGTGTTGCTAATAATAGCGTCGGTATTAGTTGTATCTGTTTTCTTAGCGTCAGCGACTTTCTTAGACGCAGCACGGAACTCAGCATAAACTTCGGACAGCTTGCGCCCTGTGGCATCGGCAACGTCTTGTGCAGAAGCGCCGTTTTCTTGCGCCCAGTCATAGAGCGCTTGACCTGACAGCGGGTTTGCCGTCAAGTACTTTTTCATCTCGCTTAAAGACAAGGTGTAGTTGACATTGCCTGCCGCATCACGACCGGGAGCTACATAGTCAGGGTTGCGCACCATCTTGCCAGTGGCCGCGTCGTAGTTGTACGCTTTGTTTGTGCTGGTTGGGTAGCCCATGGTAGCTTCGCGGTAAGGTCGAGCAATTTCGCCAACAGTAGATTTGGTTGGGTACTTAGCGCCGCCTTTACCCATCAGGTAGTTGTATGCAGCTTCAGAATCGCCGCCCGGTGTAAAGCGGTTGTACAACTCGTCGTGTTCGTCCGCAGAATTTACAACCCTTGGTGTGTAGCCGAGACTGCCGCCACCTTGCGTATAAGCATTTTTAACTTCGCCCATCCCAGAGAAGCCACCGTATGGACGGTATGGGATGTTAGGCGTCACAGTTACTGTGCCGTCTCGGTTGTATGTTAAATCGCCGGGGTTGGTGACGTTGCCGTAGGGGTTGGTTTCAAAACGATCCACAACTTTTTTATCACCCGTGCCGTCGTCCTTAGTAAACGTATTGGGTATGACGGGCTTTTTAATTGTGTTGAAATCAAACCCAGCTTTTTCTCCGGGCTTGCGTAACTGAGACGCTTTGAAAAGGTCATTCTCAAGGTTTATGCCGCTACCAACCAACTCAGCAATAGTCTTACCTGTCTGCCGCAGAACGTCCATTTCAGTTAAGCCGTTTTTAGAAAGCGTTGCTTTAGCGTCTTTAATCTGTTGTGCAACAGTAGTTGAAGCATTGTCTCTAGCAAAGTCTTTAAACTTGCTGTAAATGTCCTCAGCTTTACCAACGGTAGTCATGACGGAGCTATTGGCCGCGTCTTTGTACCATTGCTGTTTGCGGTCATCCTCAGTTACTTCGCGGCCAAGCGTATTGCGTACCCACTCATCGGCAATCGTACGTTTGTCAGCAGATTGGTAACCGCCAAAATCTTTGACCGCGTTTTCAAGAGACATCTCTTTAAAAAGTTCTTTTGTGCCGCCAGTGCCAAGCAAGCTCTTAGCACTTTTTTGGAACTCTGCATACATCTCAGCGCCTGTACGGTCGCCGTTCATAATTTGGTTAGTCCACCAAGACAGGCCAGCGGGGTCTGGATCACGACCAAGCACGTTGCGATACACATTGGTCACGATGTTCTGGGCATTTTGAGCCGCAACAATCTGAGCGGGGTCTACATTAAATTGCTTAGCTGCGGCGGCAATACCTGCGGCATCTAGATTATTGTTGGCAATATAGTCGTTAATGTTTGCGCCTGTGTAGGCGTTTGAGAACGCATTTAAATTAGTGCCTGTGGCAGCGTTGTTCAGTGTAGCTATGCCGGAAGTGTCTGCGACTGTAGCTGTGCCGCCCCCTGTTGTATCCAAATTAGACACGCCCCCGCCGCCAGTAGTCGCTTGCTTTGCTTGATAATCTTTTACATATTGGGTGTACTGGTCATCCGGGTTCTGCGCCATGTAGTCAGTAACGGCTGTGCCAAAACGGGAGCTAAGGTCTTCGGGCTTAAATTCACCGCTAACCAGAGCGTTAGTCCATGCGTTAAGACCTGCTTCGTCAATTTGATTTGCGCCCGTGCCAACGCCAGAACGCCCAATCGTAGCGTATTGCGCTTCTATCAAATTTCGTGCGGCATCGGCGGATAGACCGGATGACGAAGCTTGCGTTGCTGGTGCTGCGTATTGAATTCCGCTCATGTCACCGGTATAGCCTAGATTTTGTGCCACATTTGCAGCATCTGCTTGACTCAAACCGTATTTGCTCACAACATCTTGTGCATTCATGCCAGCATCAGCAAGTAGCTGGCTAGCTTTTCCGTAATCTCCAGCTTGATATGCTTCAAGGGCCGCGTCTCCGCCGCCAGCCAAAGCCACAATACCGCCGCCGTTGTAACCGCGATAAATGTCGGAGAAGTTACGGCTGCCAAACTCACTGGCCTTGACAGGCGTCAAGCTACGGTACGTTTGTGAACCGGGGTCAAAAACTTTTTGACGGATGTAACCTGTGTCTGTGGCCGCAGGCATCTTTGTGGTTGTTGGAACCATCATGTCAGCCATGATTGGCGCTGCGGCCATACCTAAAGGCATCAAGTTGTCTTTAAGGAACGCGCCGGGAGCGTTTTTAGCTGCATCAAAACCTGCGGACAGCTTGTCCATTCCGCCCATACCACCAAATTTATCTATAGCTGCACCGCGTGCATTTTCAACGTTTTTAATATAGTCAGGTATTTGCGCTTGTGTAAGGCCTTCAGAAGGAACTGTAGGTAAATTAGCGGCAACTTCACTCTGCAATCCCGCGGTAGTCAAACCTTCAGCCAACCCAGCGCCGCCGTATGCTCCCATACCGGCCATCAAACCACGAGACAAGCTGCCAGTAGCCAGAGTAGTCAATCCGCCCACAGCAATACCAGTACCCGCCGCCGCACCAAGACCAAACGCACCGCCAACAGCCGCACCCAAACCGGGAACAAAGAAGTTAAGCGCTGCCCCTGCCAACATTGGCAACAGTGACTTTAGAAAGTTAGCTTCGGGTAAACCAGTATCTGGGTTAATTGTCAGTTCACCGCCATGTTTAAGGGCAAGCGCATGAAGTCCAGCGACTTCTCCGGGAGTCATGTGGACAAGCATTGAATCGCCGTTGCGACCCTTGGACGCCATGTGATCGGCTAGTACGTGAAGGCTCATTTTTGCCTCTCAAAATGGGGGTTGTTTGATAGTATCATGTTGGCAGTGCAGACACAAATGTTGCGGTAAGAATGACGGATGGGGCGGCTGGATGCACGGGCGCTGTCCCG